AAAAAATAATGTCCGAACGTAAAATATTAGACGGACAAAGAGAAGCTTGGGAAGAAGTCGATTCATTAGTATTAGAATGCCAAAGTCATAATACTGATCCTCGACGTCGAGATGAATTATTACAAGAACTATTAATTCGATTTGAACCATTCTTAAATATGTTCCGTGATCTATTATTAGAAGATAAGATTTATCTTAATAATAAAGTATCGCGAGAATTTATCGGATTATATATTGCTAATAAATATTTACGATCTAAAGTATTTAAAAACTGGCATCTTAATAAAGATGAATATGCCGAAGTAAATCGTAGCTTGAGTTTAATTCGTGATAATTATGCTAAACAGTGCGATGTCGAACAAGATTTAAAAACATTGTTTTCGACTATGGTTATGAAATATAAAAAAACGAATCGTAGTTTTAACGCATATTTAACATATGTATTCCGTTATGAATTATTTAGATTCATTCAGGCTCATCTTAAAGATCGTATTAATAATTCATACGATCGATCCGATATGAACGATATTGGCGTGAGTAATATGTCTTCGTTAACAATGTACAAAGCTGATCTTCTTGATCAAATTGTTGTCGACGATGACGGGAACTTTAGCGAGTTATGGATTAACGGTGAAGTATGTAACGATTTGTTTTCACATCTTACCCCAACAGAACGTTTAATATTAGCTATGGTATATGCAGAAAATGCTAAGCCAGTTGAAATAGCTAATAAGATCGGAGTCGATATTCAGACGTATCGCAAGATTCGTCGTGGTGCTTTAAATAAGCTCGAAAAGCTTACGGGTAAAGATATTAATCGACGCAAAAAAAGAAACGAGTAGCGAAAGCTACTCGCTTTTTTTATGTCTATATGTTATAATAATAAAGAAAGGTGGTTACTTATGATAAGTAAAGATAAGTACAGATCTCGTTTAAAAGTTGATGATTTAGTCGCCCAAATTTTGGAATTAAAACAAATTCCATTGGACGACGCATATAATATTTTATACGATCAAGATAAAATCATTAACATCGATGAAACTAACGAGATTATTAATATTAACGAAGCTGCGTCCTTATTCGTTGATTGTTTAAAACAAGGACGCGATATTTTTGTTTATGCCGACTACGATGTCGACGGCATGACAAGCGGCACTATAATGAAACGCTTTTTAGCACAATTTAAAAATTATAATGAAGTATACTTTCCAGAACGTAGTGATGGTTATGGCTTAAGTATTGACTTTATTGAAAAGATTAACGAACGATATAAATGTCAATTAAAGCCATTAGTTATTACGGTTGATAATGGTATTACTAAAGTCGAAGAAACTGAACTTTGTAAAAAGTATAATATACCAATTATTATTACTGATCATCACTTACCGCAAGAAGTGTTACCCGATACAATAATTGTCGATCAACATATTACCGAAAGTGATCATTGGGCAAAAGCTTTATGTGGTGCTGAAGTAGCTTTATATTTCTGCCGAGCTATCGAACGAGCATTAGGCTATAATTATTACCACACGAATAAATTGATTTATTTGGCAGCTATCGGAGCAATTGCCGACGTAATGCCTATGGCGAGTATCATAAATCAAGCAATCGTGCAAAAAGGTTTTAAACAAATTAATGAAGGCAATGTACCGAATACACTAAGACAATTCGTTAAAAATATGGGTTCGCCTCGAATGAATAGTGAATTCGTATCGTGGGATTTAGCTCCTCGTCTTAATAGTTGTGCTCGATTATTCGATATTAAATCTTCGATCGAATTATTAGACATTAGTGAAGATGCAGAAGACGTATGTAATAATGTCGAAGCATATAACAATCAACGTAAAGAATTAACTAAAGAATATACCGATATTATTAAGAAAGCTTATAACGAAAGTTATGATGAAAACTGTAATATTGCACTAGTTGCTTTAGACTATGCTCCATTAGGCATACTTGGTATACTAGCTGGTAAGTTAGAAGACTATAGCGGATTGCCTTCGTTTGTCGGTATCGATGATCAAGAGCAATTAATTCATGGTTCCGCACGAAGTAATTCATATCCACTAAATGTATTATTAGCTAACGATGAAAATGTATATTCATTTGGTGGACATGCGGCTGCTTGTGGCTTTGCTATTTATAATGACAAAGTCGAAGAATTTAAACAATCGTTAACTGATAAAATTAATGAATTAAATAAACATGCTGTTGTCGAATCAGTTCGTAGCAAACCAGAAGAACTTATTTATTTTACGTTATCTGATTTAACGAAAGAAGCTTATAATTCATTTTATTTATTAGCATATGATAACGTATCGTTTGAAAAGCCTAAAATCTGTATTAAAGATTTAACGATTACGTCAATAAACATAAGTAAGAATAACGATAAGAATATTAAATATACGTTATTTGACGGTAAAAAACAAATCGATTTCTGGCACTGGGGCGCTGGAGATATTGGCTTTAGACAAGGAGACAGGGTTCGTATTATTGGTGATATAACTAAGAATTTCATGAAGCCTAAGTTATATACGTTACGAATTGATAAGATTGTCAAGGAGGAATAATCATGTTTACACATTTACATGTGCATACAGCATATAGCTTTTTAGATGGCTATTGTCATATACCTAAGTTAGTATCGAGAGCAAAAGAACTAGGTATGACAAGCTTAGCAATTACTGACCATAATCATATGGGCGGTATTTATGAGTTTCAAAAAGAATGTCAAAAGCAAGGCATTAAGCCTATTCTAGGATTCGAAGGTTATCAAACTTGGAATGCCGAAGAATTAGCTAAAGATGTTGATAGTCGTTGGGCCGATGCGGCTACCGATGCTTTCCGAGAAGGTGTCGTTACTGAAGAAGAAGCACAAGCTGTTATCACGAAGAAAAAAGGCTTTAAAGGCATTAAAGAAGTTAAAGAACGTATTAAACCTTTTATGTATGATACCCGCCAATATCATTTAATTTTATTAGCAATGAACCAAACTGGTCTTAATAATTTAATTAAATTACAAAGTGAAGCAGCTAAAGTTTGTACATATAATGGACGATTCTTATTCGATATGGGAATGCTTCGCAAATATAGCGAAGGTGTTATTTGTACGACGGCATGTGTTGCTAATATTGTAGCTAAAACTTTTAATAAGGGCGATCGACAATTGGCTGAAACTTTATTAAAAGAATATAAAGATATTTTTAAAGATCGATTTTATTTAGAAATACAACCTAATAATTTTAACGACCAAGTTAACGTTAATAATTTTTATATGGAAATGCATGACAAATATGATATCCCTTTAATAGCTACTAGCGATGTACATTATGTGCTAAAAACAGATAATAAAGATCATGACGTATTAGTATCTATCGGTACTGGTACTGATATATATAATCCTAATCGAATGAAATACGATCATAACTATTGGCTCAAAAGCGAAGAAGAAATGCAAGTTGGCTTTAAAGATATTCTTAATAAAACAGAAACCGATCGTGAAACAGCTTTAAAAAAATATGCTTTATATCTTGAAGCTATGAACAATACACAAGTTATTGCTAATATGGTCGAAGACGTAGTATTAGGTAGCTCAACTCCATTAATGCCAAAGCTTCCTAATTCTAATAATACTAAAAAAGAATTACGTGAACTTGCTTATAAAGGGTTATATGAATTAGCTAAACGTTATAAATATATTGCTGATGATATTGTTAATTATGAAAAACGATTGGCTTATGAATTAAATATTATTAACTATAAAGATTTCGCTGATTATATGTTAATCGTTCGTGAGTATATTAACTGGGCCGATAATAATGGTGTAATGACTGGGCCTGGTCGTGGATCGGCCTGTGGAAGCCTTGTTTTATGGTGTATTGGAATAACAAAAAATATCGATCCGATCAAGTATGATTTATTATTCGGTCGTTTTTTGACTATTGACAGAACGGGACTTCCTGACGTAGACGCAGATTTTAGCTATTTTGGTCGTGATAAAGTTATTGAACATATTAAAGATTTATACGGCTTTGAGAATGTAGCACATATTGGTACATATACACAACAAGGTGTTAAATCTGGTTTGAAAGATGTTGGACGTGCTTTAAAAATTCCGTTTGAAAAAATGAATTTATTAAGTAAACAAATTGATGATTTTGAAGATGTCGTACCACCACAACCTAAGTTTAAAGATTACGATTCCTTAAAAGATGGCAACGAAAGTGAAAAATCTTTATATAAAAAATGGCAAAAATTAGAATCTGAAAATAAAGAATTATTCAGATTAGCTCGTAATTTTGAAGGTCTTAAACGTAACTTTGGTGTTCATGCTTCTGGTGTACTAGCTATGCCTTGTCGTGTCGACGATTATTTTCCGACACGTACTGATGAAAATGGTGTTATGATTACATTGTTTACCGGCGTTGAATGTGAAGAATTAGGTACGGCGAAACTCGATATTCTCGGATTAAAAACATTATCGATTATCGAAAAAACACTCGACCATCTTCATAAAGATGTTGATTGGCTATATGATAATTTTGATATTAAAGATAAAAAATTATATCAAATGTTAGCGTGTGCTAAATCAGATTGTATATTCCAATTGGAATCTGATATGTTTAAAGATTATCTTCAAGAAATGAAGCCAACATGTTTCGATGATATAGCAGCTACAACAGCGTTGCTCCGACCGGGGCCTTTGTCTGCAGGCATGCATCATCAATATGCAAAACGTAAACAAGGTTTAGAAAAAAATGAATTACCATTGCGAGGTATCGAAAATATTTTAGATAAAACATATGGTGTTATTCCTTATCAAGAAAACGTAATGCAGATATCTAAACAGGTTTCTGGATTCGATGATAATCAAGCTGACTCAATTGTGCGCAAGACGGTAGCCAAAAAGAAAGTAAGCATGTTCCCAATGATGATTCGTTGTCATATTTATGGCAAGAAAAATTGTGAAGGCCCTGAAGGTTGGGAGGATAATAACGAATTACCATGGTATGATCCTAAAGGCAAATATGGACCTGAAATTAAAGGTGCTATTGCTAACGGATATACAGCTAAAGAAATGAACGACTATTTCGATGCTATTATGGGGTTCGTATCCTACGCCTTCAATAAGAGTCATGCCGTAGCTTATTCATTTACTAGTATGTTAACAACATGGTTAAAATTATATTATCCGGTAGAATTCTATTCAGCATTCTTATCGATGCAAGCTACCGAAGATTTATTACGTTATATTCCGATGATTAGAAAGGAAGGTATCGATGTCAAAGTTCCGGACATCAATATATCTAATCGGGATTTTACTCCTGATGGAAATAATATCCTATTTGGTCTTGGGTCCATCAAAGGTGTTGGTGAAGCTTCTATCCCAGCTATTGTAGATAATAGACCATATACTTCATTAGAAGATGCATTAGACAAAATAGGTAAAAAAGCTTTTAATAAACGTGTTGGTGAAGCATTGATTATGTCGGGTGCTTTTAATAATTATAAAACCAATCGTAATGAGCTGTTAAATGAATTTCATGAAATACGTAAAGATAAAAAAATCGAGATATTAGATGTCGACGATTTTAACGAAGATGTAATTATGGATTATGAAATGCAATCGCTAAGTTGCCCAGTAACATGTACGCCAGAATGGTTTGATTATGAAGATGGGCATGATGTATTTAAAGTACCGATTAAAATTACGAAAATCGATGAACGTAAAGATCGCAAAGGCAATCTTATGGCATTCTGTGAAGGCGATGTCGGTGGCGGTGTTATGATCGAATTAATTATTTTTAGTTCGATATATACAGCCAACCTCGGAATTATTCGCGCAGGACATACTGCTTTATTCGATGGTGAAAAACAATCGAACGCTAAATTAAAAGTTAAAAAAGTAAGCTTGTCTTAATGACAAGCTCTTTTTTTTGTTTGTAATATAATTTTGTAAATTAGATATTTTTTTTGTAAAATTAATGAAAAGGACATTTAATTATGGCTGATATAAAAGGTAAAGTTCTTGTCGAGAATAGTACTGGCGGTAAGGATTTATTTAATCCGAGTACGACAGCCGATCAAGTCGTATTTAGCGACGGTGAAACTCTCGAACAGAAATTTAAAAAATGGATCCCAAAGCATGCGATTCTTTCCGATCGTTCCGGTAATTCTGACCGAAGCGATTTGAGTGAAGATACTCGTAAGTTTATGGGTCATCCTGTCGAAGATTTTTTATTGCGTGATGAATTGTTAACGACATTAACGAAAGCTGCCGATACAAATTGTTGGAAGCAAAGTGTTAATAGCGTTGCCGATTTATTCACGACATATCCTGATGCAGTATTAGGTGATATTGCTGCAGTTAACGGTGGCGATACAGCCGGTTCTATTTATCGTTTTAATGGTACTGACTGGGAGATTTTAGTTAGAAATGGAAAAAGTATTTTACCTAATGCTGTTGTTGATAAAATTAATCAAAGCATTGTTCTTCAGAAAATAGAATTTGGTTCTAATAAATGGGTTAAAAATGGTACCGATGATTATCAACTTGTATTAGAACTGCCAAATGCTGAAGTTGTTAAAGTCGTAATCTACGACGGACAAATTAAAAAAGCTTCGACAATTACCTCTGAAGTTACAGATTCTCAAGTATTGTTACGAAGCGTATATCCTGAACGTGGATACGTTTTATATTATAATACTCAAACAAGTAATGTTATTGAACATGGTGATACTGTATGATTCAAAAATTAATTCAGCAAATTGGCTTACAAAAAATAAATGCCAAAATTAATGAATTTGATGCTGAAATTAATAGACTTAAAGAAGTATCTGCTAATAGACCGACTCGAGAAAACATTGGTAGCTATATTGAAAATGCTGTACGGGATATTCGTAATGCTATTAAGAATGCTAAAGATAATTTAGCGGCTGCCATCGAATTAATAAAAAATAAAATTAAGTTATATTATACAAAAGACGAAAGCGATGCTTTATTTGATCAGATACAAGACTTAAGTAATTTTTTATTAAAAGATCAAAATATTACGTTACGTAAAAATTTAAATGTCGGTAAATCTATTGAATTAAATAATACCTCGGGTCCAGTTATTACATTTCCAGACGGTTCTTTAGAAATTCGTCCCGGTGTTTTAAAAGTAACGAATAATGGTAATAACGTATTTGAAATACGTGATAATGTTGTATATAATAATGGACAAGAAGTCGTTACAGGTATTTCTAGAATTAGTCCAGGTAACTGGATTGAACTACCTAATAGTCGTAATTTAGGCGTCGGACAATCTGTATATTATGGCGATGCTGTTAATGACGATGCTAATCAATTATTGATTCTTATAAAATATACAGATAGAATTGATAATGATCATATGTATATTGATCATGTATTAATAGAATTGTCGTTAGGTGTTCAACGATATGCTCCAGCATATTGTACTATTAATTTAGCAAATAATTATATTAAATTAGAATCGACCAAATGGAATGGTACGATTCATAAAGTATTTTATCGATAAGGAGATATATTCATGGAACGAATGAAAGAACGATCTACGTCGGTAAAAGCTACACAAGAAATTAATAAAATTATCGACGAATATAACGTATTAGAACAAGAAAATAATACGAACAATATTACACCTAATGAATTTATCGATAAGTTTAATACTATTAATAAAGAATATAATGCGGCTCGTAAAGAAATTAATACATCGTTAGCCGATGAAAAAGCAAGTTGGCTAAATAAAATAAAGAATTATTTTACAAAGTCAGAAGACGATGATCGATATTTAAATAGCTTTAATAAAGACAATTTTATATCGAAAGCTACCGATTGGATTTTAAACCATACGTTAACAATGGATAATGCTGTTATTAATGCTCGTAAGAGCGATAATATTTTAATGACGATTAATGGCGTTAAACTTATTATAGACGGTGATTGGCTTAAGATGATCAATCCAGATGGTTCAGAATTATTTGCTAAAAATATTAATGACGGAACAGAACGCGCATTAAATCGTGATCTATTTAAATTAATAGAGCGTAAATATATTCCAGCAACTTGGAATATTATTGAAAATAGTCGTGTTGAAAATGTAGGTGGTACTGTAGCGTTACCATCTGGTTGGAATGATTTAATTGTTATCGTCGATAATACGACATCTGATTTTACGTATTATGATAAACAAAATGATCATAAAGTGGCTCCATCATACGTATATATGTGTAGTGCAGAAGTTCCGATTAAATTCTTTACGCCATATGCTACAGCCGGTTTAGAAGTTACTAAGACTTACGTTATGCTAACAGCAAAAACAGGCTGGGTAGGTGAAGATTATGATGGTAACAAGAGTCGTAATTTCGGAAAGATTTTAAAGGTGTTGTGGCGATGATCGAGCATTTAAAAAATAAAGTAACGACTTTTTTGCAAGTTAAAAAAATAAACGAGATCATCGATTCTTTAACTCGATTTGATAATATTATTTCAGGTAGTGCTATTCAAGATTTAATTGATCAGTATAATTCTCGTCTCGAAAACATGAAACATTATCTTAACGATAAAGTTACTGAAAGTATCGATGATCTTAAAAATTTAGTTGATTCAACATTAGCTAATTATTATACTAAAGATGAATGTAATAATCGATTTGTTAAGTTAAGCGAAGTTAATGATTTTATTCGCTATAATAATCCAGAAACTAATGGTAAGTTAGTTATTAATTCTGGTAACAATCCTTGTATTAATTTTACACAAGGATCGATTAGTACTTTATTTAATATCGATGAGTATTCTATCGAAGCATTTCCATTTGCTATTAAACGTGGCAATAAAACATTATTAGAATTTAATGCATATGGTTTAGTGACTAATAAAACTATTATTACGACAAATAACTATCGTAATTATGTTAAACTTCCACAATGGCATAGTAATCAAGAAATGAATAAAGATAACTATGATAAATGGAATGAAGCTTATGCTTATAAATATAATGGCGATAATTATCAACCAATATTTATTTTAGTGCGTAATGCATTTTTACGTGGTTATAAACCATGGAACGATCCTAATGATGGTCCAGAAACAAATATGTCTGTATCATTCTTAAATTATTATGCTTGGGATAAAAACCATACAGTTATTCAACGTTTAGAACTTAATCCATATGATTATAAATTCTATACGAATGAAATTTGGCGTCAACGTCGTAAACATCATAGTAGCTATAATCATCATTGGGATGCATTAGGAGGTTATAATATACAATGGCGTTAGATCTTAATACATTAAAAAATAACCTCAACGACTTAATTAATAGAATTAATAATTTAGAATCTTCGGCTATTCATATCGATGGATATTTAACATCACTTGACATTAATCAAATGGCATATTCTATTAACGAGACTATTAAAGATTTAGATGTCGATACAATTATTATCGATGACAATATATATATCGGTGATAATAGTATTAATAATACATCTATTAAAACTGATAAACATGATTTAGTATTTAATGATAGATTAGTATATGATAATAAAATATTAAAGTACGACAGTGATATGTTATTGCCTAAGTTTAAAGAATATACTGGCGACTTGGTTAAAGGCGAATATTATATCGTTATTCAAGGTATTGTCAATAAGCCATATCTTATTAATTATTACGGTAAAGATTTTATTTGCGATGATTTTAAAATCGAAAACAATAAAATTATATGTGATAAATCGTATACAATAAGAAAGCGAGGTAACGCTAATGATTCAAACATTAAATAAAGATAACGTTACCTTAACCGATATTCAAAATAAAATATCCGAGATTCAAGATTATCTTACTGAATCTAAAAATACTATTATTAATGAAGTTGTCGATTTTTCATTAATGAATTATAAGTTTCAAGATAATTATTATAAGAAGAACATATCATCTGATTACAATATCGATACAATATCTGTTAATACTATTAGTGGTAACATTAATATCGATGAGAATAAAGTAATGATAGGCGGCAATATTCTTTTTGGCAATTCTTATAATAATAAAGAATTAATGATAGCTGGCGGAAATTCCTATCGTTGGAATACATTAATATATAATGATTCGGCTATTAATTTAAATGGCGTTATCGAATTATTATTAGTATTAAAACAAGGAACAGATATAATTACGTATTTTGTATTAAATGAAGATGGTCGATATTCTGTAAATGGAATCGACTTCGAAATTCTTGACGATATGCTGTTTATCGATCATTCTAATTTAGTTGCTATCTATTATCGTTAGAGGTATATAATCTGTGGAAAATTTATCATTAGATGCGTTAAACGAAACGATTATGAATTTGTCTCATGATGTTGATAACATTATGGCAAAATCAGAAGAAAAAGTTTCGGAATATCTAAGAACTAACGGCGTTACGAGTGGTAATATAACATCAGAGTACATCCTTAAAAATAATAAGATCGATACATTAAATGTTAAAAATTTATTTGTAAAAGATTTGCAAATAGGCGGTAAATCTTTTATTCAAAACAATGTTATTACTTATGGTAATAATACGTTGGAATTAAGTAACATTTTATTATCAAATAATAAGCAGGTGCTGTTTTCTGACGACACCTGCTTTACTTCTTGTTACGATGGAATTTACTCTGTATATTTATTAGAAGGTAAGACTGAAATTATCGTATCGGCTATGTATGATAATAAAAATATAGGCGATATTATCATACCGGTATCGTTATTAAAAGAAGGCGAAAATGCTTTTAAAGGCATTACTATTATTAAAAATAATGACGAATGCTCTATTACTCCGAACGAAAATAAGCTTACTTTTACTAATGTTATTATGAGGTAACGCTAATGAAGCAATTTATCGAACAAGCTTCATTAAACGAAACGAGTATTAAGTATCTTGTTTACAAATTAAACGAAGTAATTCGTGTCGTTAATAATAAACCCGATATTCATGATTTAGAATATTGGACCGATACAATTAAACAATTTGAACAAGACGGTACGATTAATACTTATACCGATCTTCTTGAAGCTTTAAAAAAGAAGCCTGATTTTAATCAGGTTAGAGATACGGTACGAGATGAGTTAATTAAATATGTCGATCAAGTTAATCAACGCATTTATCAACCGACTCTCGATCAACTGTTACGAGTAATCGGCGATGGTTTACAAGAATATATTAAACAAAACGTCGACGGTTATTTAAATAAAGCAACGAACGATTTGCGTAATCGTTTGTCTACCGAAATTATTCATTGGAATTAAGGAGATTTTTGAATGTCTAAAAAAATTGTTACTCGTGCATACTTCGGTCTTTATAATCCAGCTCGCAAAGGTTTGACTATCGATACAGATAATAATAATACTGGTAGTCAACCAGCTGTCGATAATAAAGCTGTCGAAAACGTAACAAAACAAGCAGCAGAAAACAAAGCAACATCTGCTGCCAACAAAGCGTTAGCTGAAGCTAACCAAGCTGCTGTAGCTAAAGTAGCTGCCGATCTTGCTGCTAAACAAGCACAAGACGTTATTACATTCTTAAGCAAAGTCGAAGCTGCTGCTCAATATCAACCTAAAGGTGAATATATCACCGATGCTAAAGTAGCTGAAAAAATTACCGAAGCTCAAGGTAAAGCCGACGAAGCTGCTGCTGCTAAATTTGCGACTAAAGCAGAACTCGAAACAGCTACAGGTGGTGTATCTGCTCAAGATCTTAAAACATTAAAAGACGCGATCGATCTTTTAAAAGATAACCCAGATAGTATTGCTGAAATTGCTAAGAAAGCTGATAAAGATAAAGTATACGATAAAGATGCTATCGATAAGTTAATTAAAAAACTTAACGATAAAGATACTGATCTTGAAAAAGCTATTGCTAAAGCAGCTACTGCCGACGACGTAGTCAAAGCATCCGAACTTACTGAAAAAGTTAAAGCTATTGTCGATTTAACTCCGTTTGCTAAAGCTACTGAGGTTGAAGCTACATATGCTAAAAAATCTGATTTGGCCGATAAAGCCGATAAAGCTGTTATCGAAACTGAACTTGCTAAAAAAGCTAATGCTAGCGATTTGACTCCGCTTGCTACAAAAGAAGAAGTAGCTAAAAAAGCTGATACTACTGCTTTGGCAACAAAAGCTGATCAAACAGCTTTGGATAATCTTAAAGCTGAAGCTGATGCAAATAAAGCTGCTGTTGCTGCTGAAGTTGCTGCTCGTAAATCTGCTGATACTCTTAACGATGCTAAAGTACAAGGTATTGCAGACGACGTATCTAAAATGAAAATTGATGCGGCACAAGCTAAAGTAGAAAACGAAAAAGCATTAAGCCGCAAGGCGGATCAAGAAGCAGTTAATAATGCACTAGCTGAAAAAGCTACAAAAACCGAAGCTGCCGAAGCTAAACAAGCTGCTGCCGATGCTGCAAAAGAAGCTGCTAAAGCAAATACAGCTCTTGCAGATAAAGCTGACGCTACTGCACTTGAACCATTGGCAACTAAAGAAGCTTTGAAAGGTGCTAAAGATGAATTAGCTCAAGCTATCGAAGCTGCTAAGACTGTTGCTGAAGAAGCAAAAGCTGAAGCTAAAACCGGTGAAGCTGTGACTGAAGCTAAAGAAAAAGCTACTGCTGCCGATGCTAAAGCTAAAGAAGTTGAAGCTGCTCTTGTTAATTATGTAACTAAAGCAGTTGCCGATGAAACATATCAACCTAAAGGTGAATATGCAACTAAAGCTGAAGTACAAGCTATCGGTTCTTTAGATCCTACTACTCTTCAATCCTTAAAAGATTTGGCTCAACAATTAGCTGGTCAAGCTGATTTGACTACTGTACTTGATAAGTTAAATAAAGTATTCACTAAAGATGAAGTTAATGAAGCTCTTGCTAAAAAAGCTGACGTAGCTTCTCTTGAAGAATATGCAGAGAAAAATGACGTTACATCTAAACTTAAAGATAAAGCTGACAAAGTACAAGTAGCCGAAGATATCGAAGCTGCTAAAGCTGTTGCCGATGCTGCTGTTCGTGAAGTAAATACGACTGCTCAACAAGCAAAAGCTAAGGCAACTGAAAATGCTGCAGGCCTTGAAGAAGCAAAAACTAAAGTCGATAAAGCAATCGAAGATCTTGGTAAATTAACGACTAAAGTTAACGACCTTGCTCTTAATGGTGGTGCTGGCGGCGGTCTTGACGCACAAGCTGTAGCCGATAAAGTTCAAGAAGTTGTCGATGCTATTGTAGCTCGAGAAAAATTCGTAGGCGAAACTAAACTTAACGAAAAACTTGCTGACAAAGCTGACGTAAGTGCATTAACTGCAGTTCAAGCTAAAGCCGATAAAAATGCTTCTGACTTGTTAGCTAAAGCCGATGTAAGTGCTCTTGCTGATAAAGCTGACAAAGCTGTATTTGAAGCTAAAGCAACTGAACTCGATACAAAATTAAATACTCTCGAAACAGCTACTGTTCCTAATTTAATTGATACTAAACTTACAGCTAAACTTGCTGGCTATCAAGAAAAAGGCGAATATGTAACTAAAGAAGCTGGCGATCGTGATTATCAACCAAAAGGTGAATACGCTACAGCTGCTGCTTTAGAAGAAGTTAAAACTAAAGCTAATGCTAATGAAGCTTTGATTAACGGCCTCGATAAAGATAATTTAGTACATACTGCTGATCTCGATACATATGCTAAATCTGCTAAAGTAACAGAAGATATTTCTGCTGCCGTTGCCGGTCTTGGCGATGTATACGTATCGAAGAATGATGCAGATGTATATGCTAAGAAAGCTGACGTAACGACTGAAATCGGTGCGAAAGCTACTGAACTTAAAAAATATGCCGACGATACATTTGCGACAAAACAACAATTAGATAATGCAACTATCGCTGCCGGCGGTTCTGGTTTGACTCAAACTCAAGTCGAAGGTATTGTCGACAATAAATTAGGCGCTCTTAAAGATGCCGTTCAAACTATCGCTAATATCCAATCTGGTGTTAACGACAATAAATCTTCTGTCGAATCTATTCTTGCTGAATTGGCTAAGAAAGCTACAAAAGATGAAGTAGCTGGTAAAGTAGCAACTACTGATTTCGAAGATGCAAAACAAACTCTTAATACAGCTATTACAGCACAAGAAAATGCATTAGCTGCTGCTAAAACTGCATTAGAAAAAGCTATTAATGATAAGTCTGAAGAAGCTGCTGCTGCTTATCAAACTAAAGTTGATTTTGCTGCTTGGACTCGTGACGTATATGGTACTGAAATTGCTCGTATTAAAGATGACATGATGACAGCTCAAGAGACTGATGCTGCTATCGATGCTAAACTTGCGACTAACCTCGAAACTCTTAAAGGCATTTTCCAAGTTAAAGGTAATTATTTAACTCGTGAAGATTTAACTAATACTCTTAAAGATGGTTACATCACTAAGAATGAATCCGATCGTTTATATCAAGGCGTAGGCAATTATGCGACTATTGAATATGTCGACGATCAAATCGGTAAAAATAAAGTTAAAATCGACGAAGTTAATACGGCTATTGCTAATAAACTTGATGTAAGTGCTGCGACTAGCCTATATCAAACTAAAGGCGATTACGTATTACGTAGCGAACTCGATACATTAGCAACTACTCCAACTTTTGCAAATGCTATTAATACAGCTATTGTAGGTAAAGGTTATCTCGATAAAGAAACTGCCGATGATTACTATGCTCCTAAAGGTCAATATGTAACGACTGAAAATATCGAGGATGCAATCGCTACGAGTGCTGCTGTTACGGCTAAACAAGATGCTCTTACTTTCGGTAATGGTTTATCTTATGATTCCGATACAAAAACTTTGACAGCTACTGGTACTGGTGCTTCTGTTGACTTAACTCCTTATGCTAAGAAAGCTGAATCCGATGCTAAGTATGGTCCAAAAGATACTTTAACTGAAGATCAAAAAGGTGTAGTAGAATCTATTCTTCGTGATAAGAATTATGCTACAAATGCAGATCTTGGTAGCTATAGTACAAGCATGGATACTAACATTAGTCAATTAAGAGCTAGTATCAATACTTTAAAAGATACTACTGTTCCAGCTATCGATACTCGTGTAACTGCATTAGAAGGCAAAGCTGCTCCTACAGATTTCACTGAAGATCAAAAGACTAAATTAAATGAAATCCTTACTGGCAAACATTATGCAACTTCTGATGATATCGACAATGCTAAAGCTGAACTTAAAAATGAATTAGCTACTCAAGATTCTGTAACTCAACTTACTAACCAAACTCTTACAGCTGCTGAAGGTAAAGTTAATGAAGCTAAAGAAGCGTTGGAAGGCAAAATCACAGAATTGAAAAATACTGTAGATGGAATCCATACTCCAGATTTAAGTGCTTACGAAACTCAAGCTCAAACAGAAGCTAAATATTTAAAACTTGAAGATATCGAAACTAAGGTAAAAGAAAAAGGCTTTATCACTCAAGCTGATTTACAACCTATTCTCGATGCGATTAAAGCATTAAAAGGTGAATAATTTTTATTATATAGGGGAGAACAATGACATTAATAAATGCATTAGCATTGTTATATAATATTGCTCCTCAAGCAGTCGAAACATTCTTAACGATGTATACGATTATATTCTTTATGTTAATTGTCGATACATTGTTAAGATTGTTCGCTCTTACTTTTTCAAAAAAACCTTTATGGCATTATCGAACGATTATCGATGTATTTTGGGGAGGCTGGGGACAGCAAAAATCAAGCCGCGTATTTTATCGCGGCTTTCTCTTTAAATTATTCGAATATAGTGTTTTAAGTATTTTCGCATTTTTATTAGATGCAATCGTAATTCCGTCGACTATCCATATACTATATTTTCAGGACGTATTCGATATTATTGCATGGATATGTTACGGTTATATAGTATTGACCGAGTTATTTAGTTTTAAGGAAAACATGAAATTAATTCGTTATAATAACGAAATTATTAATAGCCTTCCGAAAGACGTAATCGATCGCATTACCGATGTTGACTTAAATGTCGTAAAGTTTAAATTGCATGAGAAAAAAGGTAAGAAATAAAATGAGTAAAATATTTAAAATGATGCTATTTGAAAACGAAGGACTTAGCTACACACGCGTCATTTCTTTTACGTTATTATTGTTATTGGTCGGTGTTACGTTATACTTAGTAATTACAGGACATAATTGGCAACACTACGATACGTTAGCTAATTTAACTGGTGGCGGTTCTGCTGCGACACAAATTGCTAATAAATTTATAAATAGTAAATATAATAGTGAAGTCGGAACATATAAGGAAAAGAATGATGCCGAGTAAATATTATATTAAATGGTTAGTACTATGCGGAGCTAATATGCTCTGCATGGTGCTATGCTATTTAACAAACTGGTTCGTCGTATTATTTGCAGATAAATATGGTAATTTGCCTAAAATATTTAAGCTATGGCAAACCTATGACAATTGTCTTGATATTGCTTGGATGATATATGAAGGCAATGTGCCAAAGTTTGCTCGTTATGATTTTAATAAACATTATTTATATCATTACGAGAATAAAGGCGATGGCTATATAATACCTGGATATGTTGATCTTATCGACGAGAATTTTACGTTAAAAGAAAAATTCCAACGATATATATGTCGATGTGCTTGGTTATATCGTAATTGCGGATACGGATTTGCTTATTATATTTTCGGTAAATATGTACGTTATAACGACGTAAAGATAATCGTCGATCAAAAAGATTTTTTCTTTGCGATCGATATCAAACAAAATATATTCTGTCTTAAAGACGATCGACAATGGTGTCGATACTTTAAGAAAAGTATATATTTAGGATATAAATTTGCAGGTATAAAAAATCGTAAATATCCGTTGCGATCTATGCTTGCTAATCGAATTAATCTATTTAGACTTGTTAAGTAATTAACAAGGGAAGGATTAATCAAGTGAATAAATTAAAAGTTGAATCTTTAAAGGTTAACGTATTAAAAGCGTTACAATTAAAAAAGGCAAAAGCCGATAATAAATATAAAGATGATCAGGTATATATTCAAGAACCTGACGAAATGATTCAGAATTTTGAAGATATTCAAAATTTAAAAGAATCGAAACAAGATAAATTAAAAGCTGGTAATTCGATTACGATTAGCAGTGATAACGAAATTAATGCCAATGTCGATTTAACTCCATATTATACGAAGACACAAACGGCTAAATTATTTATGGGTCGTGACGAAACGTATACTAAAGAGGAGATCGATGAAAGAACAGGTATTAACGGGCTTCTTGCTGGCGATAATATTTCTATATCTGCTGAAAGCGGTCGCACAAAAATCGCTACGACAATTGCGTACAAGCTCAGAGATAAAGCAATGTCTATCGGTAATTCTATTTTGGGCCGTGGTACTTCCGTTGGCGTTAATGCTTCAGCAACTGGTGAAAACAGTGTTGCATTAGGAGCGGATTCTGTTGCTACGCAAGCCAATCAGGTATCTGTTGGCAATGGTGAGACTAAACGTGTTATTAGTAATGTGGCAGACGGTGTTGAATTAAACGATGCTGTAACAGTAGGACAGTTAAATAAAAAATTAAGTTCAGCACTCGATCAACTTAACCGATTAGCTGGTCAATTATATCCGGTTGGCTCTATTTATATGAATGTTAATAACGTTGAACCATCTGCTATTTTTGGTGGAAGCTGGGAACGTATGCCTTCTGGTCGTATGCTAGTTAATAGTGGCGATGGTTTTAATCTCGGACAAATCGGTGGCGAAAAAGAACATCGTTTAACGGAAGATGAATTAGCTTCTCATAGTCACGATGTTAATAATATTAATGGTGATACTACAAGTACAGCAAAATTAATTGGTAAATTTTCTTCAACTATTAGACCAAATGGAGACATAACAGATGTTCCTTATAGAGATGGTTTTGGAATAGTTTCAAAAGAAAGTGAATATGGAATTCATGCTAAGGATGGTGGAAATTCTTCACCAGGACGAAATTATGTTATTGATGCTTCTCATAATCATACTATCAATTTAAATATAAATATGTTACCATCTGGTAAAAACCAACCTCATAATAACATGCCTCCATATATTGTCGTTAATATGTGGAAACGTATAAGTTAAGGAGATATAAATGCCTGATAATAAAATACAAGATATAGCTAACGAGATTACGGCTTATAAACCTTATACAGCTGTTTCTTTAATAGAAAAAGCATTAAAAGAAAATAATGCTCCATTTCCAGAAGAAATCGTATATTATCTAAAAAGAGTGCTTCAAGGATATACGAGTATTGCTCCATTGAGAATTAACAATGTTGCTCAAAAAGAAAATAAATATATTTTTGATATTAGTGCTCAACCTTTTAGTTATTTAGAAATAAACGACGTTCCTCATAATGTTCCAGAAAATAGTATCATTACTATTGAGTCTAATATCGACGAAGAAAATCCATTTCCGTATGTTAAATTCTTGTGGGTTCCTAAAAATAAGAAATTACAAACATCATATCAAAAACCTGAAGATAGTGAATACTTAAAAAAATGTATCGATACTCTTTTTGTGGATAAAACTAATACTGATATTAATCATGTCGAAGTCGGTTATTTATTCGCTAGTAATATGTTTAGTAGATTTTTCCCGAACCGGCCATTCGTATCTATTCCAAATGATATAAGCAAGTTAAAGATTACTGGTCTTCTTTCTAATACAAAATATAATATAAAAGGGTTTAAATTTACGACAAATGAAAATGGCGAAGCAACCATTAATGAAGCTACAAGAGTTGCTGAAAAATTTAATGAACTTGTAACAGATATTCCTATTTCTTTTGATTATGAAGGCAAGTTTAAAGACAATATTAATTTAAAAACAAATGCACAAATTCCTTTTGCAATGGATCATTCAAAAACAGATCTTCCATCAGTTTTTTATGAACAGTATTTCCTTTATGAAAAACTATTTAGTGATGATGTTAATTATTTACATCATATCGTAAATAATTATCATGAACCATTAGAAATAGAATATTTAGGCGAAACAGAAACTATCCCGGTTGGACAAAATTCTAGAGAATTTGGCTCTAAGATTACTGTCGATCTTTTATCGAAAATAAAACCAGATACAACCGAAATAAAATTAAAGATTAAAAATAACTTTAATTATCCTTGGACAAAAGAAATTAATCATCCTTATTCATATAATATTTTAAATCAAAATTGCATTCGTAGTCTTACCGATCAATCTGCTTTTTATTATGATTATTCTTTTGAAGAGCTTAAAGCATTTAACTTTAACGGGAAATCTTGTAGCTTAGCAAAGAATGAATATGGATACCGTACAGATCTTAATCGAGATTTATATACTGTCGATAATATATATAAAACTATTTCTGATACAGAAGCATCTGGAGCTGTCGATCTTCTTTCATCTGATAATTTGCCAAAGAATATAGATAATTTAACTTTCACTTTATGTGGCGATAAATATTCAAGAACGTCGAGAACATTTAATTTTAGCCCAGGAATAAAAAGTATTAATTCTATTAAAGCTTATAAAAAAGATGGAGATTGTCACGTTCTTATAAACTATAATACAAGTACACAAAACAACGTAGAAAGAGATTTAGGCTTAGCAGAATATTTATTTAGCGAACGCGATGCACTTGAAGCATCTGGTATCTTAATCTCGACAGAACATTATGATCATTTATAATAGATAATTAAAAGGATAATTCAACATGTCTGAAAATAATCAAATTCAAGAAATTTCTGAGTATATCGACGGAGTCAAAAAATTAATCTTTAAAGAAATATTTAAAGGTGTTCTCGATTCTAAAGATGCTCCATTCTCTTCCGAAGTCGATGTTTACTTAAAGGAATTAGTAAATAGCGATATTACTGATCCATATAAAATCGGTATTATATCTTTAGAAAAACAAGGAACTAATTATGTAGTTTCCTTATCTGGCCCATTTAAATCTTATGTCGAAGTGAATGGTGTTGCTTCTCAATTTAACAAAGACGGTGAGATTAATAATCTTACCGTTCCTATTTTAACTAGAACCGGAGAAGAAGATGATGACTTCTTGGCAGTCGTAAATTTTGCATATAGCGAAACAAAACCAGCAGATTATACTGCTACAAAAACTCCTCAAGAAATTATTAACGAATATTCTCCTTGTATGTTCTTATATACTAATCATAGTAAGACAGAACCTAATATTTGCGTAATTGAAAAATTCGATGTTCCTGTCGAAAAACTTAATGTCGATGTTTTCTGGAATCAATCTAAAAATAGATTCGAAGTTATTAATCATATGAAAACAACAATTAAGTTTTCTGTGCTCAATAAAGAATATACTATTAAGAAAGGTGAAGTAGCTAAAATTATTGTTGATTGGAACGCAATTAAAAATTTAAATAAACTTCCATTTAGCGATAACAATAGAGTTCACTTTGAAAATACTAAAAATCAAAATATCGGCCAAATCGATCTTTCTGAAATTGCAGATACTTCTTTAATTGCAAATGCTAATTTCTTATTTGGTAACCAATTTAGTACGACTTTTGCCTATAACGATAACACTGGTAAGGTTATCGCGACAGTAAAAGACAACTCTGTTGCTAACAAGAAAAAAGAAACAGTATATATTAAAGGTCTTAATCCAGAATTTTCTGGATTCGGTCAAACTCTCGATAAAACTGCTGAAGGTGTTTATAATAAAGAATTTAATATCGATGATGTCAAATCTATGCCATTGACTATTAAGTTTGCTAATCAAACTAGTTTGCCTTATAATAAAAACTATACGCAGTTAGGATTCGACGATATTAGAAACTTATTGCCTAACCTAAATGGAGGCGAAGGTAATCTTACCGATCTTAAAAAAGATTTAACGACTTCTAAACATATTAAATATGTTTTATATTCTGGCGAACCATATCAAAAAATATTCGATATTGAAATGGGATTAGAACATTCTAACTTTATTTTATCTAAATTAAAATCTATGATTCATCCTATTATGTATCGTTCTATCGATTTTATGTTTAGACATAATAACTGTTTTATTCGACCAGAAGAAGAAGGATTCTTTGGTGATAGTCAATTAGAACAAACTTCTCTTCAATTGGCGTTAAATCCTGAAGAAGATTGGTCGACAGTCGATCCTGACATCGTAAGCATGGACTTCAATTATATTCGTGATAATGTAACCTACGAAGAAAATACTGCAAATAATACATTTAAAGTTAAGATTGCCGACACCGGAAATAAATTTAACGAGAATCCATTAGTTGCTTGTTATAATCAAGAAGTTTATTCTATGACTAAACAAGCTGATGGATCTTTTGTTAGTGAAGATATTCCGATGGTACATAGAAACGACGAAGTTCAATTCAGCGTTTCTCAAGAAACATGGAATATTATATTAGGTTTATATCAACGTGATCCATGGGGTAGATAATAATGACATACGAAGAACAATTAAAACAAGTCCGTGATAACGTAGTTAAAAATATTTATCCGACTATTCAACAACAAGGTTCTTCGAATACTATGATTACTTTGCATTGGACAGCTGGTCATTACGACCAGTTGTTCGATGACTATCATATGTGTATCGATGGATCTGGTAACATACATGTAATGCAAGATTTAGATAATCGTGCTAGTCATTGTTATCGTGAAAATACAAATAACTTTGGTATTTCGGCTTGCTCTAATTATGGCTCTGAATTAAATGGTGACGGTTTTACTGGTTATTCGACTTACGTGCCAGGTTCTGAGCCTGTTAATGCATTACAACTCGAAGCAATGGCAACTGTAGTTTATTTATGTTGCGTATCTTGGGGCTTACCGTTAAGCCAAGTATTTACTCACGGTGAACGCTGTTTGGCACGTCAAGACTTATACGACTATCCGGCAGAGCGTTGGGATCTTGATATACTCATACCAGAATGTCATGTTCGTACTGAAGACGGTTTACATACTGCAGGCGGTAATTGGATTCGTAACCGTGCTCGTGAAATTGCTAAGATGAACGGAATTAATTATTTGTAATAAGGAGACACTATGTCTATTATTTCTGAAATTGCACAAGGTCTCAGTTCTATTCTTAAGAAGAACCAGAAACCGGTTATGCAATATGCCGAGAATATCGCTCTCGTAGCCGAAGTTCCTTTCGATAAAGAAAAAGTAAATCAGTGTCAGGGGTTTACATATAACCCTCAAACAGAAAAATTTATCGTAGCTTGTATTAATGCTGATAGTACAACACAAATCTTATATGAGTTAAATAAAGATTTTACTGTTGCGCGCAGTGTCGAAAATACTGGCGCCGATAAACTAGGTCACTGTAATACTTTATTCTTCGACGGTAAGATTCGTGTCACTAACGGTGCTGCTAACGGTAATCGTATTTATACCGTAGGGGACGATTTAACTCCTGGCGAATACAAAGATTATACCGATAATTTTTATAACGTCGGTTATAATCCGGTAACAGGTCAGTACGTAAGTATTCTTCCCGGAGCTGATAACAGTACTCGTAAAATTCGTATTTATGCGAATAGCGATTTAACTAACGGTAAAGAATATATCGTTACCGTGAACGAGAAAAATAACGATTCTAACGGCGCTTTATTCATCGGCAATAAAATTATATTCAGCCTAATGAGACGCATCGTAGAAGTCGAAATCGACGGGGATAAAGCAACTATCGTGCGTGAGCTCGAATTCGAACCGAAAGCCGAAATCGAAGACTTCGCATTAGTCGATGATGCCATTTATATGGCGGCTAATAGCCACGATTATATTCGTATTTATAAATACGACTTTGCTCGAAGCTACTTTAATAATATCAATAACGACTTTTTAAATAACGGTATCGTAGTCGGTAATCAAGTCGGTTATCATGGTCAATCTGTCGATAAAGCTACTAATTATGTTATGGCTAAAATTAATGCCAACAACAACTTAGAAGTCGGCGACAAACGTAACCTTACGACAATCTTGGGTAAAGAATTAAAACACTATAACGGCACTAATTCTTATACCGTACTTACGACATATCATTACGATAAAGCAATTTATAATAAAGTTAAAACCGATGAACTCTTCGTTAAGAAAACAGAGCTTCAAAGTTTAACTGGCAATAAACGATCTCTTAACGTCGTTACAGAAGGTGTCGACAACACAGGTGTTACCGATGTAACGGCTAAGTTAAACGAGATCTTTACTAAAGCAAATGCCGAAGGATATACCGAAGTTCTCTTTCCGGATGGTACTTATAAAATTAGCGATAAAGTAAAAATCATTTGTCCTCAAGATCGCAGTAAAGAACTTGTCGTTAAATCTGAAACATTGCATGGTGCCGTTATTAATTGTGATCACGACGAATCTAATTCTAGTGTCGATACTGTCGGCTTTATTTTAAGTTGTGCCGACGATAACAATGGCGACCATCATGATGTTTATAATATGACTATTAAAGACTTCTCCTTTAAAGTAACACGAGAAGATATTAGTGGTAGCTATATTAAATTTATAAATGACGATAATAATCTCGATATGCGTCATTATAATCTTGTCTTAAAAAATATGAAGATGGCTAATGCCAAAGATGGTCAAGGTCAAAATATTGATTTGAGTCATGAAATACATTATTCTACTATTGATAATATTATTTGCGATTATGGTCAATATGCTATACAAATAGAGGCTACAGATGGTGTCGGTATCAAGATTAGCAATGTTATTTCTAATAACTGTAACATGGGTATTTCTTCTTATTCTTATGCCGATATCGATAATGTAACGATTCATTATAGCGATGATTTTGATTTAGCTAATGTATCGTCCGTTATGCTTTATGCTAATAAGTTAAGTAATCTTAAATTGACTGGTCGCTGGAATCTATCGACTAATCTTCTCGATATTTTTGCTATAGCTTCTACTGAGTTAAATAATATTACTTTGGATATTACGCATTCGGGCGAATCACAATATTTACCAGACGGAGACTATCCAGTTCCGTTTATTAAGATTGAATCTAATAATGAAGATAAAGCTGAAATCAAAGTTAACAATTTGAAATTCCCTAACTTTACTCAAAACTTTGCTGCTCTTACCGATCGTCATTTATTCTCTTGGATCGATTCTCCTATATTATCGATTGCTCCTAACGGTGTTGAAGAATCTGATAAATTAAAATTATTTACTAACTTAGGTTCTACCGATGAATATGGAGCTAAAGGTTATGTAAATCGAAGATTCGAAGTTCGTGCCGAAGAAAATGCTAAGACAAGAATTTTCGTAGGCCGAGATCGTTCGATTCGTGATCCTAATAATAATAATTATAGAAAAAATCAGTTATTCCAAGAAGAAGGTTCTGCTATTTACTTTAATGCTAAGGGAACGCCAGTGACCGACGTTAAAGATAATGACTATAGTCATTATGCCGCCGGTATTTCCGGTGATTTATATATCGAATCTGATCCTAACGCAACCGGTCATTTAGGTTATGTATCGACATATAAATATACGACTGATACAGAATACGTCCACGATAAACCGACTACTGTTGTTAACAATGGTGACCGTACTTTATCGATTGGGTTCGATGTATATCCGACATGGCAAAACGGTTCTCATGCTGGTAAGCCAGTCGGAGTCGGAGCTGAATTAGGTGCATTAGGTAAAGGTAATTTTCCTATTATAGAAGCCGATCCTACAGCTAAAACAATGAAGCTTCGTATCCCGGAAGTTTATAAAGCCGATGTTGTTAATGCCCCTGGCGACTTCGACATGGACGTTTATTTTATACCTGGATCTAATCTTAATACGATGTCTAATATGACATATGAAACTATCCCGGTTATTCATTCCGGTCCGACAGAAAATCGTCCGACTGAACACTTAGTTGTCGGTCAACAGTATTTCGATACGACACTCGATATGCCGGTATTCTGGAATGGTACTAAATGGGTCGTTAATGCTGCCGATGTCGGTGACAGATTAAAAGATTATGTTCGCATCGACAAACTTATGGCAAGTGATGTTACACAAGCACCAGCGTTTGCTGGACAAATGATAATAAATAATGATACGCTTTATATTGCAGAGTCTACTGAAGGCCCTGGATCTTGGCGTATCATCTCGTTACAACCTAACGATCATTTATAATAAAGATATATCCCCGTACTTAGTGCGGGGATTTTTTCTGTAATATAGTAGTATATATTTTAAATCTACGAAAGGACATATTTATATGCCAGAAACTAATATATACGATTATGAGTTCACTGTTAACGAAAGTGAACCGAAAAGAGCTGAAATGTTAAACCGGTTGAAGGACCGGGTGCAGCACGTCGACAAAAAAGAAATAATCTCGTCCGATGAATATGTCGAAGGCGAAACTAACTTTAGTGAAGATAAAGCATTAAGTGCTTTCCTTTTATATAAGTTATTCCCGTCTAAAGCTCAACTATTAAAAGATCATTATACGAAAGATCAAGTCGATAACTTGTTGGGCGATCTTATTGCTAAATATTATTTAAAAGATCAGATCGATGCTTTGTTAAATAATTTAAAAAATGAATTAAAATCTTCTTTAGATGCGAACGGTAGCGAAGCTGTTAAAAAGCTTAACGATCTCAAAACAGAATTATCTAAACATCGCACTTTGGATGAAATCGATCATCCTGATGCTAGTGTTACGACTCGAAAATTACGAGATCATTCTGTTACGAAAGAAAAACTTTCCGGAAGTTTAACGACAGAGTTAGATAATAAGTTAAATAAAAATGGTGACACTATTACTGGTCCTCTTAAATTTGCTTATAGTAATCCGATTCTTATAGAGACAGGACCCGGTACTGGCAAATACCATCGTATCGGTTCTGGATCTACGCTGGAAGAAATCGCGCAAGGTAAAGCTCATCTCGATCTTGGTGATTATGACGGCAATACCTACGAAACTAATTTATGTTGTGTTAATCGTCCAGGCTGGTATAATTCTACGACAAAAGAAGTTAAGAAATTTGCTCTTCAGGAAGAAATCCAAGCGTTAAATAATAAAGTAAGTAATCTTCCTAAAGGTGGCGGCTCTACTACATTCGCTAAGATTTCTGCTAATAAAATTTGGAGCGGTCGTGTTACTGTTAGGAATAATAGAGGATCCAGATCTAAGCCAAAATTTAAAGTTTGCGATCTTCCTGCAAACTGGGATCAAATTATCATTTATTCTTCTATTGAACAACGAGCATCTGATAATGATGATGGTTGGTATAATTATATGACAAATTGTTTTGCCATCTTAATAAAAGACATAGCAGCTGACGTTATTGCTGGGTATCAAGGCATACAAGAAGTAAAATCTTTCTTTGTCGAAGGTAATACTTTATATATGCGTGGTCTTACTCCGAATGGCGACGACGTAAGCGTATTTAATCTTTAATTTTAATCCTTCATATGATATAATATATTATATAAATTATTATATTGTATGGAGGATATTTTTTATGAAACAAGTGTTATTATTATTAATAGGAGCATCAGGCAATAATGATAGAAGACAGCAATTTATCGATTAATAATTATATCGACATGCTAGTCGATATGTATTATCCGTCGTTTAGTTCATTCTTTACTAGATTTAAAAAAAATAATATCAAAGAAATTATTAAGTATGATATTGTAGGTAATTATCTATACGATCATACTAATTTATGTGATGAAGATATATGTAAGAAATATATCTTTATCACCATAATTAAATTTCTATCACTTCGTAATTACGAACATATTGACTATGAAATTCATACATTGCGCGGCGAGATTCAGACACTATTATTTAAAGAACAAGCAAAACGATTAGCCGATATATTTATCGGCGCGAAGAATGAAGAACGTACGTTCAACGAATTTAAAACATTCGTTAAAAAAGATTTTATAACGAACTTTCTTAGTTACAAGTAAGAGCCTTTAACGGGGCTCTTATTTTTTTTTGTTATTTTTATCAAACATATGTTCCCCATAAGGATGTAGATTGTGGTCGGTATATTTTTATAGAATAGTTTATAATAGGCGAATAGGAAAATAAATAAGTATATTCTCAATTAATATGTTTAAATGAGAAAATATTATATAGAAGCAAAACTTGAGATTTTTTTAGACGGGGTAAGTTAATCTATAGAGCAGTAAAAATGTTTATTCTCAGTAAAGATAGCTTATTGAGAAAAGTCTATATATATGGAAAATTTAGAATATTTTGTGACGGGGTAAGTGTTTTATATATATATGGCCTATCGACCAAAGTTCGCCCCCCCGCCTTTGATTCATGGTGGTGTTTGGGATAAACGATGGTCGATTGGTCATGACCTTCATCATTGTGATGGGGTCAAGTTGATTAAGACATTGTGTAAAACAAAACACTTCCTTCACAATGTCTATGTCTAATTGATGGGAGGAAAGGAATTCATTATGAAAAAACAATTTGCAGCAATCATTATGGCAGTAGCAGTATTAGGTGGAGCAACAGCATACGTTGCAACACCAACATCTCCTGATAAATATGTTATCCATACTGTAACGTATGGTGAAACATTGGAGTCTATTATACAAGACTCCAATAAAAATACTGATGTCAATTATGACATCAGAGAGGCTACAACACAAGCTGTAGCTAAGTCTAGAGAGATGGAAGGAGGTGCAACTACTCGTCAACTCAAAGTTGGTGATAGAGTTGCAGTACCAATCTATCGCTAAGCTACCAAGTCCAGCTGTATGACTATAAACTATAGCTAAGTATATATCTCATCACATAGAACAGGAGGTGAAACCATGAGAAGAGATATATTAATTATAATTATCCTTTCTGTTGTACTAGCATGTCTAGCAACAACAGGAGGAGTCTTCCTATCACGTTATATTACGCTGTAGTGTTAGCGTGATAGGAAGAAGCGTCGTGAGTTAGGACACTATATAAATACTAACTCATTTTTTATATAAGAGCTATATATTATATATAAGATATAGCTCTTATATAAGGGATATATTTATGCCCTTTATTTTAATTTATGCCGTAAGGCAAGGGAGGTCATCATGACTACAACAACACTTAATCAATTCTTCGTATTCGGTTTGTTAAACGGTTTAGGAGAAACTTTCTCCGGTAAAAAAGAATATACATCCGTTATTGACGGAGGCAAAAAAGGCCAAGCATTTTATAAAGGTCTTGGTTTTAAAAACATTGCTATAACAACATGTCATGGAATAACATTAGTAAAAGATAGCAATGATCGGTTGTTATCTTTCGTAGCTCCAGTTAGCCATATGTCTAAGAAGACTTGTACTGTTAAAGAGTACAATATGACGTACTGGGCTTGGAATGAAATAAAACGTCAGGCTAAAATTATTGCTGAAAAAGCAGCAGTAGAATCTTCAGTAAATATCGATGCTGAAGAAGAAGTGTTTGTTCGTCCAGAAGGGCAGAATAAAAACTTCTATGCTGTTATCAGCAAGGAGTATACGGGTTTCGTCCTTGAGTGGGCTCGCTGTAAAGAGCTCACTGATGGAAAAAGTTCTAAGTTCAAAGGCTTTAATGGCCTTGAACAAGCCAAAACCTGGATGCGTGAAAATCACGCAGCCGATAGCTCATTTGAGCACATAACAGATATTAGACAAATAAAATAAATCTGTTATGTTATTGTCCGAAATGACGTTAAACTATTTTTATTGTTAATGTTATTCTGGGAGGTATAACATGAAGAATTTAAGAAATCTAAAATTAAAGAAAGCTGCTGAACAAGCAGCAAAGATCATCCATCATAATTATATGGAAGATCTTGGTGCACTTCAACAATTTGAAAGTGCGAACATCAGTTCGTTCACTTTCGAATTGAAAGGAAAGGCTAGAATTCCGCTTGCACATGTAAGTGTTTCTAGCCTTCCTGTATCTGGTATCCTCGAAAGTGGGGATACTACAACAGCATCCGTTGCTAACGGTGTCATCTGTTTAGATGGCCCTAGCGACGGTATACGCTGGGAAAATAAGGTGTATGTGAATACGCCGAATTATATTCCCGGCATTGTTAAGCTAGACTTCTCACATTTAAGAGAAGTCGAAGATATTAAGAATGTTTTAAACATGACAAAAGAGCATGTCTTGTTAAAACATTTAAATGCTTTACAATTATCACCTAGTATGATCAGACAACTCATGCTAGTAATGGTATTTGAAAGCTGTCGTGAAAAATTCGAGGCAAGAGTACAAGCATTATGTGCTCAAGGCTTCGAGCAAATTGCCTTATCACCTGGTAAGGCACAAAAACTCAACACATACGTTGGGTTGTTTGCGGCACCAGCGCAGACAGTTGGATTTGATTTATCAAAAGACTGTATAGCAATTGTGCCAAAGCTAGACTCTACAGAGTTTGGCGATTCCTATGATGGAATGGCTTATCATAACCATGAGTGGTTCTGTTCCACTTATGGTATGCCAATGGCTAAGCCAAGTTACCATCAAATGAGAATCACAGCCTTAAGTATTAAGGTTGGTTCTCAACCGCTCCATGGTGAATCAATGGAAGCTTGGAAACAAGCTTTCTTAGCCATGGATAAAGTTATGGTCTACGGCATGGAAGATGGTGTTATCCATGCTGAAAGATTTGCTGATTACTACAAGAAAGGTAACTATAATGTTGCCATCTTTGGTAATCCATCTGGTCGTCTGTTAGCAATAACAGACGAAAATGGTATGAAACGCGTGCCAGAATTAGCACCATCCCAAAAAGCTTGGGATTGGAGAATACTTCAGTTCTTCCATGAAACTCGTGGAAGGATATCTACACAGCATTGTCAATATGTTGTGTAGTATTTGTTATTATTCATATAAAGGAAAAAAACTATGAATAAAAAACTTAACCGTGCATATATTGCACAAGTTGCAAAAAAAGAAATAACTACGAAAATTGAAAATCATTTTCGTGGTAATTTTAATGGTTCAGAGGTTGATAGAGCAGTAGCTCTTATGCCTGAAATTTTGAAGGAAGACCAACAAATTGGTATTAGTTTTGTTAAGAACATTGTTGAGGCTCTTAACAAGATGAATGAAAATTCAAAATGGGATAGCGGATGCGGTAGCTTTATGGCTACTGCAGAAGTAGATCCTGTATTGAAAATCTCTTCTACTAGATTAGTAGAGGAAGGTGAAATTGGCGTATCTAACGCCAAATTCATTCGCACACTAAGAAAGTGTGGTTATCGCACAGTCGATATGTATGGTAACGAAAGCTCTCCTGAAGTTAAGGAGACTTTAATTAATGCTAAATCTGATAAGGAATTATTAGATTTAGTGTTAACTTTGGAAGTTGGGATTAAAGCGGAAGGCATCCGCTTCCCACATGCTGGCGAGTCATATAAAGCTGTGATTCGTCCAGCGGTATATTATATCAATCTATTAAAAGATAGATATGATATGTATGTTAAAGACGCTAAAGAATATTTGACAACTAAAGGCGTTGTTAAAAATATTGATAAGTTGGCTCAAGGTTTAGTTGACGCTGCTTTAGATGAGCTAAAAATGATTCCGATTAGTGGATTCATTTGCACAGGCAGCGAATATTTCAAGATGAGCCAAGGAGGATCGGATCATGATACCGACAAACACCTATGGCTCGTCGGCACAGATGCTGACCTATATGATGGCAAGATCCATTATATGGTCGGTATCAAAAGCGAAGCAGCTGTTCAAGGTTTACTTGAAGCCAGCAGTTATGCAAACTTCATTGAGAGTGTGTTTGTATCCGGGTTAACCGATATGAATGTAGGGAAGTATGTTAATAAGTCTTCCCTAGTATTAGAAATTGTCGGTACTCGTGGTACCGAAGTATTTTCTAAATCTTGTGATATCGTTCGTAAGAATTTAGAAACTAAAGTTGATATGTCCAAAAAAGCATATCAACGTCATTTCAACGTTGGAGACATTCATGAAGATGAATGCTCTAATGATATTGTTATTGCTTTATACGAAGAGTTTTTAAACTCTGACATGAGCAATGAATCTATTCTTAATTATTTTGTGGATATCCTTATTATAGCTCCGAGCTTAATTGGACATATTATCGATATGGCAAAAGCTGGCCCTGGTACAGCTTTTGATCCTATTGGTGAAATGTTAAAAGGTATCCACAGCATGCGTAGAAAACAATATGCATGTATTGATTTGGATATCGAAAATGGCACTTTGTCTTTAAGCGACGCAGTAAAAATAGGTCGCGAGTACCTTAAGGGAGAATCAAAATGAGAATCAATAAAAAAGAACAACAAGTAAAAAGCTTAGGCATCGAATCTGGTTTGTATCATATTCAAAATGAAGTAGCTGCAACTGCGTTAGAGCAGTTGAAAGCTACTGTTAATGAGTATGGTATTCAGCTTAAAAAAGAAAATAGCGAAGCCAAAGGATTAACAGGCTACGTTAATGAACTCATTGAAGACATCAGAAAGTCTTCAAATCAAAATGTTAAAGGAGAGCTTATGAGTTCTCCTATGGGCAAAATTTCAAGTTACGTTCGTAACATGTTAATCTGGGGTTTAAATATTAACACAGATGAAACAAATGTTTACGAAGAAGCTCGTAAGCAAGGTTTTATTTATGGCAGTGTATGCCTTAAAAAAGACCTTGTTTACTATGCATGGGAACATGCAGACGAAGAGAAACAAATGGAATCTCTTCGTGTAGTAGAGGTAACACCTCGATTCAAAGGCGCTGCTGACGCTTATAAACCAGCAACAGGTCTTGACGAAGAAGAAGGCGAATACGTCTTCTTCAACAAAGGCTTAAGCTCCGATGAATATTTGTTCTGTGACCCTACAGTAAATGGGTCTTATGAACTATTCGTTAGAGAAAATGGGTCCTTGTATATCATCGTAACACCTTTGGATGGCATGGAACTTGATCGTCCAAAGAAGCAATTACTAATAAAATCTAACGATTTTGCTAATGCTGCTTCTAAAGTAGCTGTGGCTCAAGGTTTTAGAAAAGAACTAAGCGAAGGCGAAGTTCTTCGTTATGATGAATTTGTCTTGATGGAAGGCTCTGTAGCAAAAGCTATTAAAGCAAAGGGCTTAGAAGGTAAAGCGCCATCAGACGGCATTTTCGTAAAGTCTTTAAAAGGAGATGGATATGCACAATTATGTGGTGTATCTATTATTAAAGAAATCCGTGACATGATTATTGATTGTTGCGGATCTGTTAAGGTTAAAGTACAAATTGACAATATGTGCTTTAATCAATTTGAAAAAGGCGGCAAAGAAATCAAATCTGTGGCTATGATGCTTACAGTATTAGATTAATTTACCCTTCGGGTCCTCCTCTCTAGCATTATTCAAAGAAGTTGCTTCATAGAGCGAGGGTCCGACAGTTCTAATTATACTTATATAGAGAAATTTCCTAACGGAAATTATCCCTGCCGGGGGCCTCCTGACGGAGAGTCCCCTGCGGGGCAAGTCCTATATAAGTATATTGTTATTTATTAGTATTTGGCACTCCGTGCCGAAATTATTTATGAGGGTAATTTGCCCTCATTTTATTTTCGTATTCACAGGAGGTATTATCATGAATACAGTTTCTACTTTAGCTCTTAATTTAGGTTTAAATTCTCGTGGTATTTATAATGTTACAGTTATAGATACTATGGAGAATGGTGTTGGTCTTGATGTTGAATTCAAAAGACCCAACCAATACTATAAAGGAAGTATAGCTTCCTGGGTATTGGGTGAGGAAATTACGGCTGAAGAAAGTCGTGAATTAGTAGTAAGAGCTTCTGCTATATCTCGTAAGAGAATGGCATTAAAGGCTACTACTATTAAATAGTATATAATAGCATTTAGTTATGGATTATATATCTGTAGCTAAATGCTATTTTTTTTAATATATATTGTTCGGTGACAGGTGTCCGCCCTTATATATATTTAATATAGTATGTTAATTAATACTATAATACTAATAAGAAAGGGCGGCACCGTATTCGACTTCCGACGCTTGCAACATTGGGATATGGCCCGCGTTGCTGCGTCTCTGGTCGTCGAATACTCACCTGTCACCTTTGTCTTAATTTCGGCAGTGTCCCTTCGGGTCTTTACTGCCGGAATATATTTTTTGTGTATTATTTAGCCGATCCGGCTGTAGTAGTTTACTAGTAATTAATCTGCCCCGCCGGGGCGAAATGTTTTATGAGGGTATTTTATCCCTCTGTACTTTTTTATTTTATTCATAGGAGGAGAAAAACTATGAAGATGACTATCGAATGTACTACTGTAGATTTCGCACGTATGTTGTGCGAGTATATTAATGTATTAGCTATTAAGAAAGGAGTGGTGGACCGAGTTGTCTGCTATCAAATTAATAGTAATACGTTAAGCTTTTTCGCTATGAGTGGCGTTAAAGGTTTTAGTGTCGGTGATGCTGTTAGAGCATTAGCCGATGCAGAGGAGGTATATAATTATGCCTCTTAAAAATATTGAATTGTCGCACGGAGGACGCAGTGATACTTTCGTGTGGCGTATTGTTATACCAGCTAATAAGAAGGAAGCTTGGCGTCCAAAATTATGCTGGGTTAATAAAAAACCTTTTGTGGTAGGAGAACGTTTATACTTCTACCACGTAAAGGAAGATTTTCCGTTTAAAGAAGAGCGATGTTATTTAAGCTCTTCTTTAGAGGAACTTGTCGCTGTGGTTAGTAAATATGACCGCCATATCGATATTAAACAATTTGTATTTAGTTTCCGGTATAAAGGCGAAGATATTCGTCACTATTGCAGGTAGGAGGGTATATGAGATTTATATTCTTCGGGGAGATATTCCCCGACCAAATTATCAATGTTACTGATTCTGAAAAAGCATTGGAATACATCGAGAAAAAATATTACAGAAATGATATCGTTAGTTTAGGTAGAGAAATTTTTGATAGCGAACCTGTTATTAAAATTTCTGCCTGGGCCGATATTAGTGAAGATGACGAAGAAGAGTGTATCTCTTACGAACGTCGTCCAATGTACTTATGTACAGAATATTCATATCATAAATTATCTCTAGAGACTATTAAATTATTAACTGGAGAATAGCCCCCGCCGGGGCTAAATCTTCTATGGGGATACTATGTCGACATTTACGGCATAGTACTCTTGTTGAAGTTTTTATTTGCGACTCCGTCGCGAAATTTTCTGTGAGGCAATCTCGCTTCATATTTCATTCATATCTGTGAAAGGAGAAAAAGTTATGTTTATCACAGGTCTTTACAATTATGTTCTAAAATCTCCAGTAGGAGAATATATTTCCGTTCAATCCGTTGATGGAGTATTCGATGTTCTTAAAGAGCATCAAGGATACGAATTTGTATCCAAAACATTAATAGCTTATCAAAGCTGTGCTATGGCTGACTAATAAGGAGGAGACACTCATGTTAAACGAAGCTATAACAGGCCTTAATAAAGCTAGAGAAGATTGTGCCAGTGTCTATAAGATGCTGGCATTTCAATTAGGTTTTGTAATTAGTTTTACTATTACACTGTTAATTTTAATTAATCGCTAATGGAGGCATTATCATGCAAAAATTATTCATAAATTGGTTAAACAAATTTTATGCGGAAAACCCAATCACTTTCCGCATTTTCTGGTTCTTAGTTGGTTGGTTTATTTCGTCTAGCATTATTATGCAAGTGCAAAAGCATAAGCTTAATAAACGCTAGGCTGTAGAAGGTTTCGCTGGAGGAGGACGTCATATAGTTCCCCCTCCGGGGCGAAATCTCCTGTGACCTTCTCATTAATAGCAGGTCATATTTATTTTCATATAAAGCTTTATATAAGCTACCGTAGGTGCTATGTACTCATAATACCTCCCTTTATAAAGATACACAACAACCTAGTGTGCATCTACGGTAGTTGATATAAGGTTTTATAACCTTTACGAGAGAAGACGGCCCCTCCGGGGCGAAATCTTTCATGGGGCCTTCTGTGTGGAGGTCCCTTTCATACTTTTTCTCCTCTTCTTCCGCGGTGAAGACTGCGGGAGATATGAGCATTAGATAAGCATTGACTTATCTAATGTTGATATCTCTTGCAAGTGTGTGCAAGAGGAGATTTTATTTCACCCTGAGAAGTTCAGTCAGGGTACTTTTTATGAAAGGAGACATTATTATGTCTAACAAAAAACAATTCGCAAACGTAACTTCCTACATTTTCGGCTCCAACGCTAACGGTTGGGCTAACATGAAATCAGCAGTAGTTGCTGGTACTCCTGGTGTACGTGACACCAAACCTGCACGCGTAGAAGTTACAGGAGCATCCTACGTAGGTATGGGTGCTAACGCAGTAGCTCAAGAAGTTGAGTTATTTGCTAATAAGTCTGTGAACTATGGTCAGTTTACAGGTGAAATTGTAACCAGTGATGCGGTTGCAATTCGTTGTTATTCTATCATGAAAGGCTTAAAAGATGGCTTGACACCTGCTAAGGTTGCAGACCATGTAATGAAAGAAGCCGACTCTGCAGAAGACCGCGAACAATTCAAACGTCTTGCATTAGCATTGAAAGATGCTCAACAACAAGGTGTTCGCTTACGCATTAGTCGCTTGTCTCAAGAGCACTCTTACGCTCTTGAAGTTCCAGAAGGCGTAGAATTGTCTGCTGGCGACGTTGTTAAATTTGACCGTGGCGTTGCAGAAAACGGCATCAAATTGGCTTACGGCGTTCAAAGCTCTTATGCTTATGAAATTGCTGAAGTGAATGGTGAGCTTAAAGCTCTTAGACCAAAGAATACTCCAAATGCGAAACATCGCATGGCGTGTATCAATAGCACATTGAACTTAATCCGCGAAATTAAAGCAGAAGAAGTTTCTGCAGAGGATTTAATTTAAGTTGGGGGCATTTTGCCCCCTTTATTTTTTAATTAATTAAGGAGGAGCAAATGGCTACTTTTAATCTTAAACATAATAATCCTGAAGTTATTAATTATATGACTGAAAAAATTCAGGTAGAATATAATGGTTCTGTCGAAGAAATTGACGGAGGTATTAAAGTCGAAGTTAGTGATGAATATTTGAAGGACATCACTGATGCATTCTCTCGCGTTAAACGCAATACAATGGTTGCAGGCTGGACCAAAACAGCCACTAAGTTTGTTGGTCGTCAAACCAACACTATTAAAGATGCTGGCATCGGTGCCGTAGGCCTAGGTGCTAAAGGTCTATTCGGAGGTTTGAAAAAGGTATCCGAATTGGCTATGGGTGCTACTAGTGTTATTATTAACGAAGGTAAGGAAGCTTGGAAAGAAGCTTCTGTTAGCGACGAACTTCGTAGCTTGAAGAAATCCTTCGGCTCTGATGGTAGTAATGCTGAAGGCATCGAAATTATCAAAGATGAAGCTCCTACAGTTGAAGATACTGCTGGTGCAGAAGCTTAATGTAAGTAAATAGGGTTTAGTTTAGAAGGGGCAGGTTTGTCTCCTCTAGGCTAAACCTTTATTTTTTCTTTGTATGAAAATATACATTTAGATAGTGCTGTTCGTTACAGCGTTAGCTAAATGTATATTTTTTTATAATTCGCGAAAAGCATACCACATTGGTACGTATGTCCTAATTCGGGTGTCAGCTTTAGAGAAAGTCCATTTTTTTGGACACATAAAGTAGTGGGCTATTTTTTTAGTGACTGCTTTTTTTATCGAAACGATTACGTTTCCGAACGCCAATATATATTATATAAGCGAGCGCCAGCGAGCGAAGAATATATTTATTGTTGTATAAGCCCGAGAGCGAGCGAAGCGAGCGGAGGGCATGTTTATTAAGTTCTCTGCTATCTCTCTTCTAAGAGAGTAGTTATGTATTTATTATTTATTAGTATTAGGCGAGCGAAGCGAGCCGTATATATTCTTTGTTTACTTTCTTCTTAAGAAAGTAAGTATTGTATTATTTATTATTAGTAGTTCTCTGCTATCTCTCTTGTTAAGAGAGTAGTTATGTATTATATATATTTATATGTATAGATTCTCTGTTATCTCTCTTCTCAAGAGAGTAATTTAGTTATTTATATATATGTATCATAATAGTATTAACGCAGCGAGCGAAGCGAGCGGAGTAATGAACGTAGTGAATGTAGTATATAGTTATTCCCGATAAGCGAGGAGGATACGACGAGTGAGTTGTAGTGTCCTAGCGTAAGCGACGATCATAAGAGTATATGTTGTATATTATATATAGGGCGAGCGAAGAGAGCGTCAGCGACCGGAGCGAGCATAGTATTTATATATAATATATTATAGGGAACGTAGCGACCGGAGTATATATATAACCTTATAGGAGCTAGATAGGCTAATAAGGATTGAAGAGTATTTAGTATATCGTGATATAGTATATTATATTATACTATAACAGTATATAGTAAATACGGCACGGATCCTTATTTACAGTAAGAAGGAAAATTCGGGCAAGAAAATCCGAGGACTGTGGCCGAGGCATTTTAAGAATTTTCCGCCCGGGGATATTTATATCATATATATAAGTATATATAGTATATTTTCTGCCGTCGGTATTTTGTTAAAATAGAGACTAGTATATATAATAATTTCCGCCTAGGATATTATGGTTTAGTATTAAAATATATAATATGTTTTTAGTTAATGTTTTTATTATATGTAAGTATATATAATGTATTAAAAACTTTTAGGGTGGGATATCTTATAATAATATTGAATGTCAGTGAAATGTTATTATAGATTTAAATCTATATTAGATATAATTTTAATGAGAGCTATTAATGTGAAGAATAAGGAGCGCCGCGAATCTATTCAGCTATTAAAATTCTTAGTTGACACGATAGTATAGTATGGTAGAGATCGTGTCGATAGG